TGGATCGGCCAGCGCATCCACGCCATCAGCGCGTAGTTGAACACGGCCACCCAAGCAGCAGCGCCGGCCTCAATTCCTTGGTGATACGTAAAATATACCTCTTGCGTCTCAGGCGAGTGCGAAACCGAGGTGATCGTCGCGTCGTCGAAGCCGTTGAGCCCAGTGAACTTGAGTCCGACCGGATCCACCTCGAACCCAGGCTTGAGCAGCTCGATGGTGCGCTTGCTCTTGAAGAAGATGCCGACCGGGGTTTCGATAACCGAGCGGTGGTCGACGCATCCGATGCCAGACGGCAGCTTGAGCGGCGTCGAAAGCGAGGGGCCATAACCCGTAGAGTCGGGCATGGTGCCAGCGATGACGAAGATGTCATCCGTCTTGAAGACGATGAGCGCGCTCTCGATAGACGCGAGACCCGTCACCGCGCCACCGTCGTTGAGCTGAATGGTCAGCGCGTCATTGAACCCGGGAGCCTCCGTGGGACCGAGCTCCTTGCTAAACCAGATGACCGTCGGGTCGTCGGCACCACCCATCACCAAGCGATTCTGGTGCACGCACATGGCCAGCGCCGAAGGCGGCGGCACGTTGTCGAGGACGTTCCCAGTCGTGTACAGGAACGGCTCGGAGAGAAGCCCGTTGTAGTCCTTCTGGGGCCCGTCAAAGAGCGAGAAGTTGTCGATGACGTACCCAAGCGGGTTCGACGCGGCATAGGGGCTCAGCGAGTACGGAACAACGCCACGGGTCTTGTTGCGGTCGACCACGAAGTCGGCAGAGGGCGAGCTCCAACTCGAAAGCGGCATGCGGTACAGGACCGTCGCGTAGGGCTCCGCCGTCGTGTACGGCTGCAACGACACGCGCTGAGCATCGGATGCCGCCGTCTTGAGACGATTGGTGAGTTCAAGGCGAGGGGCAAAGAAGCCCCACTTGAATTTGGTTACAAGGCCTCCCGTATACTCGGGAGCCTCGTCCCCGCTTGATGCGTCGTACCAATCTCCCTGAATCTCGGCGCACACGGTGTACTGCGTTGCGCTGCTGACAGCAGAGCGAACGGCGCGGCCAGTGCCGTCCGTGTACTCGTACGTCCACCCCATAAGGAAGTCGCCACCAGCCGTCGCCGGATTGTACAGGTTGCAAGCCAGGTTGCCCCATCCTGGTGCAGATCGAGGAGCCCAAAGATACAGCGCCGTACTTACGCCACCAGTCGGAATACCGAATGGTTTTCCAGTGTTTGCGCCGTACTGTTCGAAGTTTCGCGGCGTCTCTTGGTAGCGCCCGTAGTAGTGCTGCTTCTCCTCGTTCGACTCGTTCCAGCCGTTCGAGTAGCTCGCCTTGCTGAACGAGTACTGCGCAACACGCGGATCGGCGTAAACCGTCTCGTAGTTCTTTGACGGCTCTCCACCCCAATACGTCTTGATGTAACCCCAGCCACAGCCAAGATCGTTGTTGAACCCGTTCTTGTCGTTGAGGCCAGCTTCATACTTGAACCAAGCCCTGGTGATGTTGACGACGCAATATGCATCGCGACCAGACGTGCCTGTTCGGTCGTAAAACGCGTTCGCGGAGAACGTATTCTGGACGTTGTTCTGCGAACCCTGCGTGGTGACGACGTACACGTCCGGGTTCACAATCGGCCAGTTGATGCTCGTGAAGTCCTTCTGCGGCCACATCAACAGCGTGGCTTCCGAAGTGCTCACTCCGTCAAAGACCGACAAGGTGCCGCCGTTGATAAACGTGTAGTCAGAAAGCTGGAGTAGCTTGCGCCAGGAGGACGGGTTCGACTGGTACCGGATGTTGAAAACGTCCTGCGTCCCACCAGATGAACCATCACGCATCGCGGCGACGGACATACCGACGTTGTCAAACGGCCTCACGCTCGGCAGGTTCAACGGCACCGAGGTCACGCGCATCATGTTGCACGACTCGACGAAGAGACCTGGGTTGTCCTCGTAGATGTAGTCGCTGCTTCCTGGATTGACCTTTTCTTGCGGAGCATACGTGACCGAGAACGGACTCGACATGCTCATGCGCATCAGGAACGTGTTGCGCTGCGAATCGTCACCACCTGGACAGATGGCGCAATAGAGGTTGTTGCCAGTGCCCTTGATAAGACCCCCGACCATACGCCATGGGCCGCCCAGTGCGCCAACAAGCACACCTGGTGAGGAAGAGCCATTCGTCGCAACGAGCAGCCGGTCAGTCGACTGGTCCCAGCGATAGACCTCGAAAAAGCTGTTGGCTTTGTGCGGGTCTGCTGCACCAAAAGGCTCATCGCCATTGGGAGTCGTCGTCGTGTTCGCGCTGACCGATGACAGCGCAATGAACGCCACACCCGAATCAGACTTCACGTCCCAGCGGTGAACGCAATGCTCGATGTTTCCATCAAGTAGGTACTGCGTGTTGGTTGTGCGAATGATGCGGTTTGGCGAATCCGCCGCCATCAACGGGTTCGTGCTTCCGTACAGCTCACTGAACGCATCGCCGCCAGCCGGCCACGCAAACGGAGGTCCAGCTGGTCGAGGAATGACGATGTTCGTGATGCCGCTTGCCGTTGCCGGGTTTCCTGCTGGAGGAACGACGCCAGGAAGGCCGTCCTGAATGGCAATCTCCGTGACGCTGCCACTCGGATTGACGAACACAGATACGTAGCAGACGATTGCGGCGCCGACATACACCGGACAGCCGATGTGGACACCAGGCGTAAAGCCAGTGAGGCCACCAGCGATGGCAGAAATATCGACACGGGTAATCTGATTCAGCAACCCGGCGACTGAGATCGGCTGCGGCGCATCCTGCGGATACGTATGCGTCGGGGTCGGGAATGCCGGAGGGGCCTGGTAAACCGTTGCGTTGATATTAGGCGTGTAGCCCGCCCAGTTCGGTCCGGTAATGTTGAGCGTCATGTACCGGCTCAACGTCGTCGGCGACGAGTACTGGCTAAACGACGCAAAGGTGCAGACGTACGTTTGATACGTCGCATCTGGGAGTTGGCCGGTGATGGTGTGCGGCGTGAACAATGACGTTGGCACAAACGTCGTTGGTCCTGGCGTAACCGCCGTCAGAAACGGCTCGAACATCTGAACGTTACCGCTCACGCTTGAGGTTCCTACGACGCTGGCAAGAACGCTGTCGTGATTGTCCTGCGTCTGAAACCCGATGAACGGAATCTGCGCGTTGTTCGCGCTGACCGTGAGCGAGCCAAGTGCAGCCGTCAGAAACACCGTCCACAGCTGCCCATCAAGTTGGCCTGATGCCGTGGCTGGAGTCGTGTAGTACTGCGCGATGGCACGAGCCGATACAGCAAGATCGCCCGTTGTAGGGTCCTGCTCAAGCACGATGCCGCGAAACGCCCAGGCCTGAAACCAGGTGCCAGCACCAGGGGCCGCCTTGGCCATGATATTTGGCACGCTGGCGCTGAAGGTAGCCGCCCCGGTCGACGGGTTCACTGTCACGAGCTCCGCGTACAAGGCAGCGGGAGCCGCCCCAGACGTGTCAACCGGACATGCCGCCCACACCATCGATGCAGAGCCCGTAACGAACCGCTTAAGGCCCGTAATGTCGAACGAGCGGAAGCATGTCTGTCCGACGGTACCGAGAGCGTATTGGATGCTCAGCGTCGCCGTGGCGAAGTCGAACATCTTGTATTGGATCGATCCGCCGTTCTGCCATGCCGCGATGACGTTGTACTTCGAGCTGCTTACCCACAGCCGAGTCAGCCTCAGATTCAGGATCGGGTTCGACGTGTTCGCCTGCAAAACGCTTGGCGGAACGACGAACGATCCGTCAGACACCTTCTGTACAGCGTAATACAGAATGTTACCAAACGAGTTGTACGACGCCGTCGTCATGTTGGCGTAGGCGAGATCGCTCGAAAGCTCCTGGCCCGTACGCGCGCCCGTGAGCCACGCCGTGAAGACGTACAGGCCGTCTGGGCTGGGAATCGAGTCAACTTCGATGATACTACCACCCGACGACGTTACGGCATTGAGCGTACCGATGAACTCAGGGATGCGGTTGACCGTGCGCCAGCCGTGGCTCGCGTCCGACCCAACGTACTCGTAGAGCTTCGATCCAGCAGCCAACAGAGCGCGCTCGCCGATAGACGACTCGTTCACGCCAATCGCCTCGACGTCCGGGCTCGGCACGGTGTCGCCGTCAAACGCAGAAGCCGGCTGATAGCCCGTGCCGGTCACGAGCGAGAACCCGTTGCGCTTCTCCAGGCTA